ACTTGGTGCAGCAGGCTCAGAGCCACTAGAGCCTGCATCAGAATTGCCAGACTCTTCTTTCTTTGTTTCTAATATGCTTGTGTCCAGTGTGTAGCGCTGGGTTACAGGATCATATGTGTATTTGGGCACATCAGAACTCGCCGCCGTTGCTGCATCCACAGGAGTGTATTTTCCTGTGATTGGGTCATACGTGTATTTGGGAACGCCACCAGCGGCCATTCTTTGAATATTAGAAATGCCGCCTCCGGCAAAGCGCTGACCGCCATTTGCCATCAGGGTTTCAGCCGCGTTTCGATCAGACATGTTCTGCACGGTATTTAAACCGCCCAGCCCATAAGATTGTATTGGATAGTTCATACTTTTACTTTCAGCACGTTACTGGCGGTGGTGTCGTAGTAGATGTCCCCCACCCGAAGGCTACCCAAGTCTGCCTGCGTTGGCAAGCTAACCGTGAAGGTGTTGGGGGCTGTTGGATCTGGCTGGGAAAAACTCAAGCCCGAAACAATATCCCCGCCAACTCGCTCTGTGGAGGCCGTCATTGGGCCTGCGTTGTCCAGTTGGTTGAAATACAGCCGCAGAATGCTCAGAAGCTGGTTGATGTACCGATCATCGTACTCTGTGGGTGCAACGGGTAGAAAGGGGGCGCGGACGTTCTTTTGACTCATGTCTACCTCCGTCCGTCTGGGCGTATATCAATGGAAGGCACACCCAACTGCCACTGCACCCCAAGGGCGTCCGAGCTGATCCGGAACGCCATTTGACGCCCACGGACACGTACATACACTATCTGGGTGAACTGTTGCACCTCATAGTTGCGGGTGGACTGGTAGTTCTGCGTACTGGTGACCGCAGGGGTTGCCGATGCGCTGTAGTTTGAACCGGGGTTTTGCCGAGGCCGCAGCGTAAAGGTGACTGCGGGATTGTTTACCGTGGAGCCGTTGAACGTAACGTCCGGGATCATCCGGTAACCAAAGCCGTAGTTGTGCCCGTCCCCGATGTTGATGTCGGCGGATTGGCAGAAAGATGTAATGGCGGTGGGCGGATTTGTCGTGCCGTCATCTACGCCGCTTTCGTGATATATAAGCTGCCCGTTATATCCTGTAGCCATTGGGGACGCTCGTAGCGGCGAGTCAAGCCACGCCGTTCTTGCAAGGTTGCCGTAAGACCAGATTTTTTCCAAATGGTTGTAAATCACGTATCTGTCAATGTCGGTAGAACCGGCGGAGCAATAGAACCACCAGACCTCGTTGTATGCCTCGTTGGTGCCCGAGAAAAACTGAAACGCTTGAGATATGTTAATGTCATTAAAAATATACTGACGAAGGGGGCAATATAAAGTTTCCGCCCGTCCAGAATACATGTAGAACTTGTCAATGCCCATCCAGTAGGTGACGTTGTTGACGGTAGCTGTTGCATTTGGACTGACAATAGACAAATTGTCGGAAAGAATCTGAAAACCCCAAACATATGGGGGGCCAAGGTATTGCATTGAATACAGCGCAGAGTCTGTCCAAACCAAAATTTCTTGGCGCGACTGCGAAGCGGTAATAATGGAGGAGCCTTCACTAAGTGTGAAGCTGCCAGCTTGATTGGTGATGGCGGGTGTCCACTGCGTGTAGTCTTCTTGGTCTGACCAGCGCACCAACATGGGGTTCTGTACGGCGGAGCCGTAGTCGTTTACACCAAACCCAAGGACGAACCGTGAGGAGTCCGACACCATGACAAAGTTGCAGACGTCTGGGGTATCCCCGGTAGTGAGCAGGGTGCCACGGTCAAAAATGTTTGGGTTGGCGTTGACTTCCCAGAGGTACAACCCTCCACCCCGTGGGTTGAAGATCAAATCTTCACCATAGTTAGCCTGACTCCACAAACGAAGCTGAGAACCAAGGCCCACACCGGCGGGAGCGGGAGAACCCCAGCCCGTGCTTGTGTATCCAGTGGTGATGCCGCCCCAGCCGCCTGCGCCCCAGCCTACATTGGACGTAGAAATATCCGAGCCGGTTGTAATTTGATACGTACCCACGGTAGCGCTGCCACCATTGCCAACATCCGAAGCGTTTGCCGCAACGGTGGAGGTTATGGTGTAAACGTTATTGCTGGTGACGGACGCCACTTGATACTCTTTATTGAGCACGGCAGCGGTAATTACCCCGCCAAGTGTGACTGCGCCACTGTACGTAACAAAGTCTCCGGCCTGCGCCCCGTGCGCGGTATCGGTAACCGTCAGGGTGGTTGAGCCGTTGGTGGCGGCAAATGTTACATCCCCGGCGGCGGTGGTGCTGCGTATGGGGGTGACGTCATAGAAGGTGCCGCCAGTGCCGTTCTGGATATAGAACTTGAGGTTGGTTCCAACGCCCAGCAGGTTGTAGCTAGACAGCGTGATCCAGTTGAACAGTGACCGGCAGGTCCCCCAGAACGATCCCGTAGGAGGCGGTAAAGTGGTTGTGGCGGAAGAGCCTGTATCAGCAACCCAGCCGCCAATCTTCTCAGGAAAGCCAGAACGAAAGCGCACCTTGTCCATCTCGAACCAAGTGCCCTCGTTGGCCAGAGTTGTGGACTCTTTGTTGATTCCCGGTCTTAGCTGGAGTTTCTGTAACGTCACGCTTACCTCACGCAGTTAGTACGTTAAGGGCGGAGTTGATGTGCGCAACCCTGTCGGCGAGGCCAATTATCCCACCGTTTATCTTTTTTGTCATCCCTGTGAAGTCCTTGGCGTCGGCTTCTTTGTTTAAATTGCGCTTGTTCCAGTACCAAGCTGCGGTCAGGGCTGCGTATTCTTTGGTCAGTACAAGGTCGGGATCTTTGACGAAGTCCACGCCCAAGGCGTCTGAGGCCAACCGGTAGTTGTCTTTGCCGGTCAACTGGATGAGGCCACGGCCACGAAACTTCCAACCATCACCCTCATCGGTGTTGCCCATCCGGCCAGAGTAGACCTTGTTGGCGATCTTCTCAGGCTGACGGTGAAACGGCTGAGCCGCGTCCTCTGACGGGAACCGGCTGGGCCATGTTGCGTTTAAACCCTTCGCACTGTAGTTCAGGTTCTCTTGCAGCGTCTTGAAGTTGGCAGACTCATGGGCGCATTGCCCGATAAACGCGGCTTGGCGCTCCGGGGTGTTGATCTCAAAGCGGTTAAACGCCGCCGTCAGCGGCTCAAGCCATGACGGGTCGATGTGCATTTGCTCAAGTTGGTCTTCAGTCATTTCACTGGTCCTGCCTTAGAAAGAAGATCTGTCTTGGCTTGTGAGCCAGCAGAGGAGCCAAAGTAATAAGCAATGATGCCTGTCCAAGCGGTGGACAGACTGCCCAGCATCATCAAAATCGTTGGGTTGTTGCCGTCAACCTTGCCAAACAGCATCATGCCCAAAATGCCAAAGAACCCAACAGTGATGATTGCGGCCAAGGCAGGTGGAACGATGGACCTCGTGGCAGCTTGCATGTCCCGCGCAGACTTGCGGTCTTCAACTTCCAGCTTTGCAAAGTTAAGGCCAAGCTCCTGCGCTTGTTTCTGCAACTCGATCTCAGCAATCTTGACCTGAGCGATCTGCTCGGCTGACAGCTTGTTGCTGGAGATCAGGTCGCCCACTTTGTCGGGGTCTACGCCGATTGCCTTGGAGATGGCCGAGACAGCCATCCCCGCCAGTGGGCCACCCATCGCCGTGGCGATTGTGGGCGCGATTTGTTTAAGCCAATCCATTACTGTTTACTCCTTGAAAGCATAGTTGCTGCGATTTGAAGCATGGCGCGGGTGTTGTCCATGTCTTCAGGCTGGGTAGCCCATCCGACTGTGATCTGTCCAACAAACCTGCCCGGCTCCGGTGGAACACTGATGCGGCACGTATAGGTAACGCCCTTGGCGATGTACCACAAACCCATTTCCGACTGTGCTGACTTGTACTCGCTGCACGGAATCTCGTTCGCCATGAGCTTGACCACATCAGAGTTGTTGCCTGCGTTCTGTGTAAACAGCCCCACGTCCAGCCCGTCGTTTGTTTTATCCCTGCCGTCCTTGGCGTAGGCCCGGTGCAGGATGCGTGTGCCAAACATCGAGTTGACCTTAAACACCGCCACAATCTGTGCGCCAGACTGTTTAAACAGATGGGCTGCTGCGTCCTCTACGCGGTCTTCAGCGATGCTGGGAATCTTTCTGGACTCCTTGTACGCACCGATCAGAAGCTCTTGGTTTGTATATACAAAGTAGCCTGCAAACGTGAGCACGGCCATGAGCACCATAGCGAACAGACGGAACGGGCTGCTGACATATGCCAGCACCTTATCAACTAGGTTTAAACGCTCATCACTCATCTTTGCTGCTCAAGGATGCCAATGGTGAAATACAAGATCACCCCGACCAAGCTGAAAAAGATAACCGCCAGCAAGGCCAACTCAACAACCTCGTCCATCTCTTGTTTGCGCTTTGTCGCAG